GGCCACGTCCTGTACCAAGAGCAGATCAGGCTCCCGGTCATCCGCAAGGAAGGCTACACCGGGATGCTCCGCAACGAGTTCCCCCTGAAGCCGGAGGACAGCCGTGTCTGGACTAAGACGGAGATCGACGAACTATTCCGTGATGATGTCGGGACTTTTGAACGTGGTGTTCTTCGACTTGTTCCCGGCGTATCTGGCCGTCAAGGCTCTTTTGACGCTCTGGTCAGTTTTGCCTTCAATGCAGGGCTAGGCAACCTTCAGCGCAGCCAGATCAGGATGAGGGCCAACCGGGACGACTGGGGTGGGGCAGCAGACGCCTTCCGCCAGTGGACGATGGGTGGCGGCAAAGTCCTGCCGGGTCTGGTCAAGCGCCGGGAAGCCGAGATTGCCCTTTTCCTGTCCTGAGGAGCACTCATGAGTTCTGCGGTCAAAACCAACCCTGAGAAGTGGAAGCGGATTGTCGCTTCGGTCAAAGCCTCCGACAAGGGCGGAAAACCGGGTCAGTGGAGCGCCCGCAAGGCTCAACTGGCCACCCAGAGATACAAAGGCTCTGGAGGGGGTTACAAGGGGCCAAAAAGTGCCGATAATTCACTCTCAAAGTGGACTAAAGAGGACTGGGGAACTAAGTCCGGGAAGCCCTCCACTCAAGGCCCTGAGGCGACTGGCGAAAGGTATCTGCCCAAGACTGCTCGGGAGAAACTATCCTCGGCGGAGTATGCGGCGACAACCCGAGCCAAGCGCGAAGGAACTAGGCAAGGCAAGCAGTTCGTTCCGCAACCCGAGTCAATCAAGAAGAAGGTGTGGTGATGGCAGTCACGATGACATATACCTCTCTGGTTGCGGACATCCAGTCCTACCTAGAGCGTACCGATCAGGCCACGATCGACAAGATTCCCACCTTCATCATGCTTGCCGAGCAGGTTATTGCCTCCCAGATCAAGTTTCTGGGCAACCTGACGGTTCAGCAAAGCACGATGGTGCAGGGCACCAATATCATCGACAAACCCGCCCGGTGGCACAAGACGGTTTCGATGAATATCACCGTTGCGGGCAAGCGTTACCCAGTTCTTCTGCGTCGGTATGAATACCTGCGGGAGTATTGGCCTGACCCGGCGCAGGAACTGATCCCGAAGTTCTACTGCGACTACGACTACACCCACTGGCTTGTCGCTCCGACTCCGGATTCCGCCTACAACTTCGAGGTGCTGTACTACGAGCGGATTCAGCCCTTGGATGCGACGAACCAAACCAACTGGTTCACGATCTACGCTCCCCAGGCCCTCTTGTATGGCTCTCTTTTGCAAGCCATGCCGTTCCTGAAGAACGACGAGCGGATGCCGATGTGGCAGCAGCAGTACGACGCAATCATGCAAACGCTCATCAGCGAAGACAAGTTGCGCGTTGCCGATCGTCAGGCTGTGGCCATCGACAGTTAAGGATTGACCATGAGTTACAACTCACCCTTCACCGGCAACGTCATTCAACCGACGGATGTTGCCTTCCGGGCGATCACGCTGTCGGCCAACACTCAACTGCAGTGGCCGATCAACGGCAACGCAACAGACGATGTCGCTGCGCGGATCATGAACGTCACGGCCACCACGGGTGGCTTGGCTCTGTGGATGCCGCCTGCGAACCAGACTTCGGTCGGCAACGATGCCTTGATCCGCAACGTCGGGGCGAACTCGTTCACGGTCAGAACCTTCGGCGGCGTCAATACGATCATCACGATCGCCGCGGGTGAAGCGAAGTACATCTACGTCACCACCAACGCCACGGAAGCCGGAACCTGGGGCAACATCGCCTTCGGAACTGGTACATCTGCGGCCGATGCGGCTTCCTTGGCAGGTAATGGCCTTCTGGCCATCGGCTCTACCCTGAACCAGAGCCATCCGACGCTCTCCCTGATCGCCGCATATACCTTCGCAAGTGCTGACAGGGCACAGACCTATGTCTGGACGGGCGGGGCTACCACGGCCACGCTGCCCAACGCTGTAAGCCTTGGTGACAACTGGTTCACACTGTTCAAGAACAATGGTTCTGGAACGGTCACGATCGGAACCACCAGTTCGGAACTGTTCGATGGCGGCGTTACAAAAGCCTTTGCTCCCGGCGAGTCGGCCTTCATCGTCTGTACCGGAACGGCCTTCATCACGGTTGGATATGGCCAGAGTTCTGACTTCCAGTTCAACGTCCTGACCAAGCCAGTTACTGGTGGCCCGTACGTCCTGACGGCCAACGAGGCGTCGAACACCATCCAGATCTACACGGGCACATTGGCCTCAAACGTCACGGTGACGTATCCGCCTGTGGCCAACCTGTATGTGATCTCCAACCAGACGGTTGCGGGCGGCTTCACGCTTACAGTGACCACTGGTCAAGTTGGAGCGGCAAGCACCACGATTCCCTCTGGTGGCCAGGCAACCGTCGTCTGCGATGGCATTAACTTCTACAACGCCAACACCGTTCAGGCAGGTGCAACATCTCTGTCTTTGTCCGATGGAACATCAGGGTCTCCAAGCCTGAACTTTGCATCTGAGACCAACACGGGTGTGTATCGGCCTGGCGCAGGACGATTCGGGGTCTCAGTTCTCGGAAACCTTGTACTTGATACGACAGCCTCTGGAATCAATGTGACCGGCACCGGCAACTTCACCGCCGGCGTCTCTGGCGGGGCGTTCTGATGACCAAGAAGGTTTTCGCCCTCGACACCAGGCCCGGCGTACAGCGGGACGGAACTCTTTTCGACAAAGAGTTCTATGCTGACGGCAGGTGGGTACGGTTTCAGCGCAAGCGCCCCCGTAAGATCGGCGGATACCGAGAAATTGCTCCCGACATCTCAGGCCCCTCTCGCGGGGTCTTTGTCGTTCCGCGAGACAACTTCAGCAACGTCTACAACGGCTACGCGGATGGCATTCAGGTCATCCCGGTCAACAACAACGGTATCGGTTCCGGTATCACGGACTTCCGCATCGGTGGGCCTATCGTCACCCTGACGGTTTTGGATGCAGGATCTGGTTACACCAACGGCACCTACACGAATCAGCCCCTCATCTATCCGGTCTCCGGCAGTGGAATGAGCGCCTATGCCACGATCGTTGTGGCCGGAGGCGTGGTCACTTCTGTGACCTTGACGAGCGGCGGGATGCGGTTTGCAGTGGGCGATCAAATTACCGCAGCACTGCCTGCAGGTAGTGGATTCCTTTTGCAGGTTGATGCCATCACAAGCCCCTTTGTTGCTAGTGATGACAACCTGTGGCAGTTTGATACCTTCGTGGACTCTGCCAACTCGCAGGCCAACCTGCTCTTGGCGCATCCGTCCCAAGACCTGAACAACATCGACTCACCGATCGACACCTACCTGCTGATCGGGCCGGTGGATGGAACGATCCTGTATGCCGCAGGCGTTTTCCCTCAGCAAGCCGCAACGATCACTTCTGGCTCCCCGACGGTTACCCTGTCGGCCTCGAACCTGAACATCGCTGCGGGTCAACTTGTCACGGGCCCTGGCATCCCTGCAGGGACGAGGGTTCAGTCCATCAGCACCACGACGCTGACGCTGACGCAAAACGCCACGGCAAACGGCACGAACGTCGATCTGATCTTCGACAACGAGGTCAAGGTCTCTGGTGGGGTGGTAACTCTTCACCCCTATGTCTTCGTGTACGGAAACGATGGCCTGCTTCGCAACTGCGCAGCCGGGAACATTGATGACTGGGTCTCTGCTGAGGCCAACGAGGTCAACGTGGCCACGGGCAAGATCGTGCAGGGGCTTCCAGTTCGAGGTGGTTCCAACGCGCCTTCTGGGCTGTTCTGGTCTCTGGACTCCCTGATTCGGGTCTCCTACGCCCCGACAAACGTGGTTGTGGGCGGTACGACGATCACCCAATACTGGCGCTACGACATCATCACGAGCCAGTCCTCGCTGCTGTCTTCGCAGTCCATCATCGAGTACGACGGCATCTACTTCTGGTGCGGCGTGGATCGCTTCCTTCTCTACAACGGTGTGGTGAAGGAGATCCCCAACGACATGAACCAGAACTACTTCTTCGACAACCTGAACTACGCTCAACGCCAGAAGGTGTGGGTGAGCAAGGTGCCTCGTTTCGGAGAGGTCTGGTGGTTCTACCCCCGCGGGAACAACAGCGAGGCGGTGGATGCGGTCATCTTCAACGTCCGCGAGAACGCCTGGTACGACACTGGAGAGGCTCTAGGCGCTCGAAGGTCTGCCGGGTACTTCTCCCAGGTGTTCAGGTTCCCGGTTTGGGCCGGATGGGATGCCAATCAGACGGGCACCATCAACGCGGTTTCCATCACCGATCCGGGCTCTGGCTACACCGACGGAACCTATTCCTACCAGGATCTCACTGGGGGTACCGGAACGGGCGCCAAGGCCACGTTTGAGGTCAATGGCGGGTCTATCACCAAGGTGACGATCGAAGATCCCGGCTCCGGCTACACGGTTGGAAACACCCTGACGGCTTCGTTTGGAAGCGGCATCGACCTTGAGATCACGATTACCAAGATCGTGGGTCTGTATTCCCTGTGGCAACACGAAGTTGGCAAAGATGCCGTGAAGGGAACGACCATCAGCGCAATTGAGAGTTACTTCACCACTTCCGATCTTGGCGTGATCGCCGGAGGCCCTTCTCAGCCCTCCCCGGTGGGCGAGAACAGGTGGACTCGTGTTGAGCGGGTTGAGCCGGACTTCCTGCTTACCCAGACCATGGATCTGTACATCGTGGGTAGGCCCTATCCGCAGCAGCCTGACAAGATAACCGGCCCCTACACGTTCGATGGCTCGACGAGCAAGATCGACATGAAGGAGCAAAGGCGCGTCTTGCAACTGAAGTTCGTCTCCAACATCGCCGGAGGTGACTACCAGATGGGCAAGGTCATCATTGATGCCGACTTCGGCGATGTCCGCGGGTACACGGTGTAATGTCTGTCGGCCTCATCTACGACCCCCGGTATCACACGTTCGAGTCGTGGGCGGCCCTCATGGTGGAACTCTACGCAGCGCAGAGCCTGCAGATCCCCGATCCCTCTATCGACTGGAAGTCCTGGGGGACGGGGCTACTTGCGGTGGA